TGTAGATTGGTTTCGTTGGCAAGGCTATTACCTTGATGAGAACGTGACCACTATGGTTGACGACATCTACGACGTATCCAGTGCAACCCCTGGAGAAGGTCGTCGTTGGATGCTCCCATTTAATATGCCTTGTGTTACCGCACAACTTGTTCGTGGTAGCAACGAAATGAACGAACGCGGTTTCTACGTCGTAGATACCCTTCGTATTGTACTTAATGTTGGGGACGTACAACGTCTTGTTCCAGAGATGCTAGTAAACCCTGACAACCACATCAGAGACCGTATCCTTTACCGAGGAAACGTCTTTACCCCATCTCGCGTTTTGCCTCGTGGTCACTTTGGCTACAACTGGGCTGTTGTAACTATCGAGTGCACTGAGGTCAACTCAGACGAGTTGGTCAATGACCCACAGTTTAAGCAATACGCATTATCAGCAAAGGAAATCCAATGAACGCAGCACAGAAAGAAGCAGCACTTGCTGTTTTAAACTCAGAAATTGAAAACGCAATTGCTAACAATGTCGATGACCGTACGCGAGAGCGTATCCAGCAAGCCATCGATGAGATTGAGCGTATGGAGACCACAGAAGAAGAAACACCAGCAGAGTAATCATGGCTGACAAGGACAACAAAAAGGCAACCCCAGAAAAGCCAGTCACTCTTGCTATTGGCGTACCTGGAAAAAAGGCTCACGTAACTCACAAGGTTTCAAAAAACAAAAAGGGCGATGTTGTAGTTGAACACACCAACGTCAAGTTGGGAAAGTACGACAAGATTAACCTCACCCAAAAGGCTGGGGTTAAGAACATCAAGCAAGGTGTCAAGGCAGTACAGTCTTATCACAAACAAAATTCTCATCGAAAGCAGGGCAGGTAATGGCAAAAGATACTAACCCATGTTGGGACGGATACGTTCAAGTGGGATTTAAAAACAAGAATGGCAAGAAAGTACCAAACTGCGTTCCCGAAGGTTCAGGCAAAAAGAAAGTATCCAAACCAAAGAAAGTAGGTAAGAAATAATGTGTGCTACATGTGGATGTATGGCTAAAAAGGGAGCACCTGGCTACGGCAAGGGTCCTAAGAAGAAAGCACTCTCCCCAAAGCAAAAGAAGATTGCAGGTGCAGCAGCACCAGCAGACAAGATTGATGGCAAGGACTTCAAGGCTCTCAAGGCAAAGAAGAAGAAGTAATGTGTGCTTCATGCGGGTGCAAGTGCACCAAGACTAAGGCAATGAAAGGCTGCAAGTGCCAGTGCAATACTTGCAAAGCAGCCCGTTCAGGAAAGGGTAAGTAATGGCAAAGCCACTTCCTTACAACAAGAAGAACGATGAAAAGCAGGACCGTCAAACAACTAAGGGCTTGGACAAAGCAGAAAAGGCCAAGTTTGAAAAGATGGACAAAAAGCATCGTAAGCCCAAAAATCAGGCTGACGATACCCGTATGGACAAAGCCATAGTCAAAAAGATAAAAAAGAAGTAATGAGTTAAGCCCCCGATTTAATGTCGGGGGCTTTATTCTTTTAGCAGTAATTGACATGCGGTCTTTTACTGCTTTATTTGCTGATTGTCTTGCCTAGCCCTAGGGGGTCTTGCCCATGTCTACACCATGGTACGAGCAGATTGCGGATATTCATTCTGCCCATGAGCGTGATGAATTCGTCAAGGGAATGTACGGTCTTCGACCAAATAGTCAGCACACTTTCTTAGTTGGATTGCTTGCTGGGTATTTCGGAACCAAGTACGCAACCAAGGCGATGAAGAAGTCACGCTATGACAGCCGTTGATTTTCGCCAGGTATTACATCAAGCAGCACGTGACACAGCGGAGGTAATGACCGCTCAACTCCGCAGTGAGTGCATGGCAAGTGGATGGCCTCCACAAGTCGCTAACCGCATGAGCGTTAAGTACACAGGAAACAAGTTAGTTGTTGACATTCCTGAGTCAATCAAAAGCGAAGCCGATAACCTTGAGTACGGAAGCCCTTCTATACAACTTACTGCTGCTATCCGTCGTTTTGGAAACCGTCCAGAGATGGGCGAGGCATTTCTTCTTAAGCGTGCAAAGCAACTAATGAAGGGCAAACTATGACATTAGGCCCGCTATTCTTATCTGAAGATGCTGCTCTTAAAGAACTTCTCAAAGGCATCGTGGTCACTGACCAGAGAGCAAATGCTGAAGGTGTAGGTCGTCCTGTGCAGGTGTGGTTTGGTATGCCTGACCAAGAACTCAGAGACCAGACTTACCCATACATTACTATTGACATGATTGATGTTGCTGAAGACCGTGCTCGTGCAAGTCGCGGATTCTTAGACGGAACAGGTGATAGCGGATACCTTCGCCCATCTACAGCAACTACAGGTAAGGGAATGAAGATAGACACGCCCATCCCAATCTACATTGATTACCAAGTTACAACGTATGCTCGTAACCCACGGCATGACCGACAGATTTTGAGTGACCTCTTGTTTACAAGACTTCCACTCAGGTTTGGTGCACTACTTCCAGCAGACGACACAGTTCGTCGTTTGGATGTTTTAGATGTAGCCAAACGCGACACAGTTGAACAGGCAAAGCGTCTGTTCATCAATGCAATAACAGTGCGTGTCTCAAGTGAGATGCCACTTACACAATACAAAGAACTCTACAAGGTGCAAAAAGTTACAACTTCTGGGCCAGCACTTCTTCGTCGTGGTAACGAATTTGTGGGAGCCGATACGGTCACAATTACGCAACAAACAGGTCAAAACTAAGAACTAGGTTAGGAGAAAAAGAATGGCAGTTTATAACCGCCCAGGTGTTTACGTAAGTGAGCGTCTGTTAACTGCACCTATTGCTGCAGTTGGTACTTCTACCGCAGCAGGAGCAGTCGCTGCTCCTTTTGCAAGTGGACCAACGACCGCAACATTGGTGTCATCTTGGTACGAGTTTTCCAAGATTTTTGGAGGCTACAATGCCTCTTTCCCAGCAACCTTTGAGGTTGCAGCGTTCTTCCAGAATGGTGGACGTGAACTTTATGTAAAGCGTGTACTTGCAGCAGATGCTACTGCAGCAGTTGCTTCAGTTGGTCGCGCTTCTGGTCAGGGGTCAGTAATTACTGTAACAGCAAAGAACAAAGGCACAGATGGTAATAACCTTCGTGTCAAGTTATCTGCGGGTACTGCAGGAGCAGGTTACTACGATTTCGTTCTCTACAAAGAAGGTGTCGCAGGAACTGCTTCAGATATTACAAACGACGTTGTACTTGAATCATACGAAAACGTTGTTGTAAATAGTGCTTCCTCTACTGACTATCTTCCAACAGTTGTCAACACAGTCTCTGCACATATCACTGTTGCAGTTGACGACCTCGTAAATGCTCCAAATACTGCCTCTGTTTTCCCACTTACAGGTGGTGCAAACGGAGCAGCAGTTGCTCTAACAGATTACCAAGATGCTACTAATGGCGTTACTGCTGCATTTAGCACTATTGAACGACCACTGGTTATTTTCCTACCAGCACTTGACGTAATCATTGGCGCAAATAATGCAACTACTATGTACACTTCATTAATCGGTTGGGCTGCTGCATCAGGACTACATTTTGTAGTTGCACAGACTCAAGCAGACCGCTCTGTAACTCAGGCTCTTGCAGTTTCGACTGCACTTGTTGGTTCAAGCCACTCTGCTGTGTACTACCCACACTACTTCATTACTGACCCAGTTGGTCGCTCTGCAAGTTCAATCCGCAAGATTGGTCCTTCAGGAGCAGTTGCAGGTCTTTACATGAACACTGATGCAACTACTGGACCATTTAAGGCTCCAGCAGGTATTGGGACAAATGTTGCAGGGGCAATTGCTATGGAGAAGACCTTTACATCAGCAGAACTAGACCTTATGAACGGCTCTGCTGCTCCATTAAACGCTATTCGTCAAATTCCAGGTGCAGGTATCTCCGTAATGGGTGCTCGTACTTTGAAGCAAGACGGTACAGCAAACAAGTATGTAAACATGCGTCGTTCACTTATCTACGTACGTAAGAAGATGAGCGACCTCACTCAATTTGCACTGTTCGAGAACAATGACGAAAGACTGTGGGAACGTATTGACTCAGTTCTTGTCTCATTCTTGAATGAATACCGCAATCAAGGCGGTCTTCGTGGTGCAACCCCAGCAGATTCCTTCTATGTAAAGGTAGATGCTGAAAACAACCCAGACAATCTGATTGCTCAAGGTGAAGTCAACATTGAGGTTGGTGTTGCTCTGCAATACCCAGCCGAATTCGTAGTCATCACTCTAAGCCAGAAGACAGTAAACTAAGAAAGAAGGCATAAATGGCTGACATCGTTTATCAGAATCGGTCAACTCTTGCGACTGACCCG